CGAACAGGAGTTCTTTTGCTCGTTTGATGCACCATTCGTCGGTGCGTATTACGGGGACCAAATGGCGACCCTGGATATCCAAGGACGGATTATGTCCGTTCCCCACGATCCTCATCTCCCGGTAAGTACGTCGTGGGATATCGGTGTAGGTGATAGTACGGCGATTTGGTTCTTTCAGGAGTATGGTTTCGAAATCCGAGTAATAGACTATTATGAAAACAGCGGGGAAGGTTTGGGCCACTATGCGAAGTTGCTTAAGGGACAGGTTGAGGGTAAAGCGCATATGGGAGCGTATACGTATGGAGTTCACTATGCTCCTCACGATATTGAGGTCCGGGAATTCACGAGTGGCAAGGCGCGCATCGAAGCGGCGCGGGAAATGGGGATCAAGTTTAGTACATGTCGAAAACATGAGGTCGAAGACGGTATTGAAGCGACACGATCACTCATTCCGTTGTGCTGGTTCGACGCGGAAAAGTGCCAGAGGGGTATAGAAGCGCTAAGGCAATATCGGAAAGAGTGGGACGACAAGAACAAAGTGTTCAAGGACCACGCACTCCATGACTGGACAAGCCACCCCGCGGATGCTTTTCGTATCTTCGTAATGGGAAGAAAGACCCGGTCTAAGTACGGATCGATGAAACGGCAAGAACGCGCAATTGACGAATACTCTTATGGTCACTAGTTTATTAGTTAAGGCGTATGAGTATTACCAGGAGAAGTTGCCTGGATGCGATTTTGGGAAAGATCTTGAGTGGTACGCGATGAACGGTGCGCTATACGTGGGCCCTGATGTCGTTGGAATGGCCTGCGTTTTGAATGACGGGTGGTTCATTCGATTCGCATACGGTGATTTGACACGATTCGTTGGATTACTCCCGTATGAATTACCCAAGATCGGGTGGGCGCGCGAGGGTGAAGGTCATTCGGATATAGTGTGGCATCCCACCAAAACAGTTTTGCGAGCAGTGGCGTTGGCAATTAAGTTACACGAAAAATATGATCGAAATTATACCAGCAAGCGATTTGCGTCTTTACCAACGCAACAGAATTGATCTGCAGTTGCGATGTTATGGTGGTGGAGGTCCAAAGACCCCGGACCCGATTCCTCCGTCGTTGCCGCCAAGCGGGCAGGCAGCCGCGGGTACGGCGAATAGGAACCTCGCGAATAGGAAACCGAAAGGGTTCCTTTCGACTATCTTGTCCGCAGGCAATCCGGGAAATCCCGGAGGCCAGATGAAAACCCTCCTCGGTGGCTAAGTTATGGTTGCACAATCTGGAGTCGACCCCAAAGTAGAATACATCCTGAGTCGCCAGTCTAGGATGTATCCGATGCGGGCGATATTTGAACAGGACTGGCGCGATATACGGGATCTGATTCGTCCGGTTTCGGGTGAAATCAATCCGTATGGCCCGAATTACGTTCCGGCGAGACGATCAGATAAGTGTTTCGATGCAACGGCGGTAGATTCGTGTGAGGAGTTGGCGTCGGCACTTCATTCGTATTTGACGTCACCCGTTGAACGTTGGTTTTCACTGGAGATCGTCGATGCTCCAGAAGAGATGGAAGATCCCGAAGTGTTGTTGTGGTTGGAACAGACTGCGGACGTTATCTTTCATGCGTATTCTGATGCTCGTGCACAATTCAATACTGCCTTGCACGAGATTTACCTGGACCTCGCAGCATATGGCATTGCGCACCTTTCGCAGGAATGGAGTCCTAACGGCCACTTGAAGTTCAAGACGCACCCAGTTGGTGATTGCTGGATCATGGAGAATAACGATGAAATTATTGATACGATTCACCGGGTTCTTCGCTGGTCTGTTCGCCAAATTGCTCAGGAGTTCGGGGACCTCCCGCCAATGCTCGCCCGAGAGAAAAACATTGACAAGGTGTGTCGGGTCTTGCACGCTGTGTATCCACGCACAGATCGATCGCCAGTGGGGGCATCACAAAAATCCATGGAATTCGCCTCCGTCTGGCTGTGTGAGGACACCAAGGAAATGCTACGAGAGTCCGGGTATCGATCCTTCCCCTACCATTGTCCGCGATGGGTCAAAATCGCAGGAGAATGTTACGGGAGATCTCCCGCCATGAAGTGCCTTCCTGATGTGAGGATGCTCAATTCGATGGAACTCACGATCATTAAGGCCGCAGAGAAGATCGTGGATCCGCCGTTGCAGGTTCCGGATGAAGGATTCCTTTCGCCTATTCGCACGAGTCCCGGTGCGATTATGTATAAAGAACCGAACGCGGAACATATTGAACCATTGCTCACGCAGGGGAACATCCCAGTTGGCCTGGAATACACCGATAGGAAGCGAGAACAGATCAAAAAGGCTTTCTATAATGATTGGCTCCGTATGGAGAAACAGAATACGGAGATGACTGCATACGAGGTGCAAGATCGCCGAGACGAGAAACTTCGATTGTTGGCACCGATGCTCGGGCGCCAGGAAACCGAATTGCTTGGCCCGATGATCTCTAGGACCCTGGAACTCCTGAGTGATAAACGGAAATTCCCTCAGGCCCCGGATTCCATTATTGGAAAACGGATGAAGGCCAGTTATTCGTCGCCCGCGTCTCGTGCGCAGACGGGTATCAAAGCAGTAACCATGGGATCGTTTGTCCAGGAGTTGTTACCCTTGGCGCAGGTTAATCCTCAGATCATGGACGTGATCGATTTCGATGCGTATACCCGGGAGTTAGCAATTGCTCGAGGTGTTACGAGAACGATCCTTCGTGATCAAAAGGCTTTGGACGCGATTCGCCAGAATCGCCAACAACAACAGGCAATGCAGTCTGTGGCGCAGACCGCGGAACCCGCTTCGAAAGCAATCAAGAATCTGGCGGACGCCCAAGAGAAAGGAGGCGGTTTAGTCGGTGCTATCTAAGATTAGAGACAAGATGTCGAGTGCCTTGCGGCGGGTAAAGTTAATACAGGCCTACCGCAAGGTATTTGACACTCCGGATGGTCAAATGGTCCTTTCGCATATTATGCGGGAGGGCTTCATAACTGAAACCACGTTTGTTGCAGGTGATTCGCATCAAACGGCACTTAATGAAGGATCACGAAGATTAGCGCTTGGTATCTGTCGATACGCCTTGAAAGACGAATCACAGTTACTTAAGATAATCGAGAAAGGTGAAGACAATGCTTAAAAACTGGATGTTAGCAGAAGATGGCGGTGGTGGTTCGGCGCTAATGACTGGCGCAAACCCACCGTCGGCTCCGTGGTACGAATCCCTTCCGCCTGAACTGAAGAGTGAACAGATGCTTCGCACTGTTCCGGACGTTCCAACCCTCGCAAAGAACTACGTCAATGCTGAACGGTTAATCGGCACTAAACGGCTCCCCATGCCCGATGTGAAATGGGGTGAGAACGAATGGGGAACGTTTTGGAATCAGATTGGTCGCCCGGAGACCCCGGACAAGTATACAACACCCGAGTTGAAGTTGGAGAACGGTCTTACTCTTGATTCGACGAAATTGGGAGAAGCCAAGTCGTTCTTCCACAAGATGGGACTTACGGACAAACAGTCCCAGGGTCTTTTGCAGTACTACTCTAACGTCTTGAACACGCAGGCAAAAGGAGTCGCAGACACTGCAACGGCTTCTCGTGATCAGGCGATGAATACCTTACGCCAGGAGTTCGGTGACAAGGTGAACACGAAGATTGATCTCGCGCGAGGGGTCCTTCGGAAGTATGGTTCGGACCAATTGATGCAGCATTTGGAGACTGCGGAACTTGGTAATAACGTCGAGTTCATCAAAGCCCTTTCGAAGATGGGTGAAGCGATGCTCGAAGATGTCTCTCGTGGGGGTAGTGCCGGGGGCGGTACGTTGGATTTGTCCGATACCACACGTGCGAAATCGGAAATCGAGAACCTTAAACTGGATCCCGATTTTGTCCAGGCTCTTTCGAAACGCGAACACGTTGGTCACCAAGCGGCAGTCGATAAGTGGACTCGCTTGCACCGTGCGGCATTTCCAAATACCCCGGACCAGGGATGATTTATCCCGTTTACAAGTTAGATCTGTTTTGATAGAGTCAATTCAGGTCGTTCGTATGTTTATCTGGCCTCAGAGCGATCTGGGGCCAGTTTTCTAATGACGACGTGGGGTAGCTGCTCCGCGGTCCCACTGATGCAGAATAACTTCTGCCGCTGCGAGCGTTTCGCAATGGTTCGGGTCCCGGATGGGAGAACCCAGCCGAACGTTGTTAAACTAATTTAGCTACCTATGAGTTTTCAAGTTGATACTGCGTTAGTGCAGTCGTACCGGAGCAATATTGCGCTCCAGTTCCAGCAGAAAGGCTCTCGACTGCGAGCCTACGTGCGTAACGAAACGCAACACGCGGAGTTTGACTTCTACGACCGGATCGGTTCCGTGGAAGCTGTGGAGGTGAAGAACCGCCACGGGGATACTCCGTTGATCTCCACCCCTCATGATCGCCGGCGCGTCGCGTTGCGTGATTTTGATTGGGCAGATCTCATCGACAACAAGGACAAGATCCGTATGATCGCGGATCCTACCTCGGCCTACGTGCAGAATGCTGTTTGGGCGCTCGGCCGCGCGCAGGACTACGTGATCATTGAAGCAGCCACCGCAACGGCCTATACCGGTAAAACCGGTTCTACGACCGTGGCGTTTCCCGCTGCTAATAGCGTGGCTGTGGATTACGTGGAACAAGGCGGTGCCACGAACTCGAACCTCACCATTGGCAAACTGCGCCGTGTCCGGTATTTGCTGGACAAAGCGGAAGTTACCACGGAGGGCGAGTATGACCTGGTGGCCGCGGTTGATCCGAGTCAAATCCAAGCTCTGTTGCGCACGACGGAAGCAACGAGCGCGGACTACAACACGATCAAGGCGCTGGTCAATGGTTCCATTGATACCTTCATGGGATTCAAGTTCATCAAGACGAACAAACTCCCGTTTGGTGTCCTGGCGGCCAACTATCGTGAACCGTTGTTCTGGGAGCGTGAAGGTTTGGTCCTCGCCACCGGCGCGGAAATCAACGTGGATGTGGGCGTGCGGCGTGACAAACGCAATTCGGTCCAACTCTACGTCAGTGGGTCCTTCGGTGCCGTACGCATGTGGGAGGAAAAGGTTATCCGCGTTTACTGCGACGAAACCAAGTAATCATATGCCTACCCTCGTTGTTGAAATGTTGCCGGTTTCGAATGGTGCAACCATGTCGGAAGATTCTTTTAACGTTAACTCCCCTACCACCGAGCTGACTAACAGGCCGGGTATGGTGCGCGGTGTGGTAACGTTAACTGATGCGCAGGTCCTCTGCGTGCGCAAATACCTGGCGCATATGAACAAGGGAACCAATACGGCTGCGGTTGAAACTGCAATTAACGCCCTGTAAACACTTACTGAATTATGGCTCAAACTGTTATCGATAGTTATTCCGCGGAACTGACCCAAGGTCTTCCTCCGCTGTACGCCCCGGTCAAGACCACACAGTTGCAAGGTCGTGTCCGGATCGCCACGTTCACTCGCCAGTACGTTACTGAGGCTGCAGGTGATGATACGGCTCTGGTCGTCCTTCCCAAAGGTGCCAAGATCCTGAACATTCACTTGCAACTCAGCGCCTCTTCGGGCGCCGCGACGTTGGCCGTTGGTATCGCCGGCAAGGATAAAACCGGTTTCATTGACGGTCCGGGAACCATCTCGGATAGCAATGCGTTCTTCCGCGCGGCCGCGGCCCTCACCGTTACCACGGACACGGTTTGTGGTGACACCCAAGCGCTCAATACGATGTATGAAACGCTGAAGGAGGTGTGGATTACGATCACGACCGCTGCGGCCGCGATGGCCAATCAGCTTCTCACGGGTTACGTGTTGTATGTTGTAGACTAGTTCGTGCTCACGGGAGGGGAGTGATTCTCCCCTCCCCCCTTTTTATGGCAAGTAAAAATGTAGATATCGCGAATCGGGCCCTCAGTCTTGTAGGGTCCCCAATTATTTCCAGCCTCGAAGATGGTTCTCGCGAGGCTACACTCATTAAGACAGTTTACGATGACACTCGTCTTGTTTGTTTACGACTGCATCCTTGGAAGTTCGCGACTACCCGGGCAGTTTTGAACACGTCGCTGGAAGAACCCGTTTGTGATTTTGCGTATACCTATCAGTTGCCTGCAGATTTCGTTCGAATGATTATCGTTGACGACGGCAGGACGGAATATGATCTCCAGGGTAATACGATCCTGACTGATAGTGAATCGATTAACGTTCGATATGTCCGAGACGAGGACAACGTCGAAATCTTCGATACCCTTTTCGTGGAACTTTTCGCCCATTGGCTTGCATGGGTAATTTGCCTTCCCTTAACCCAGTCGAAAGACATGAAAGATTCGATTTGGGCTGCCCTTTCCAGGATGACTCCGTCCTTCAAACACGTTGACTCGGCCGACAATTACCAGAAGACCCTGGTCACTGAAACGTGGTTGGGTGCTCGTAATTACCCGGCGTCTGGGTTTGTGCGTGATCCAATGACATGATAGCCAATGCGATCCAAACTAACTTTACTGCTGGTGAGGTTTCTCCGCAATTGCTTGGTCGGGTTGACATTAACAAGTATTTTAATGGCGTTAAGCAGTTACTGAACTTTACAGTTCGCCCGCAAGGTGGCATCATTCGGCGCAGCGGTACGCGGTGCATTGGTCTTACCAAGGATTCCACAAACCCGTCTCGGTTAATCCGATTTCAGTTCTCTTCGATCCAGTCCTATATCTTGGAGTTCGGTGACCTTTACATGCGGGTCTATAAAGATGGCGCGCGGGTGGGTAGTGTGGAACTCGTCACTCCTTGGAACTGGGATGATTTGCCTCTATTGACGTATACCCAATCTGCGGACGTTCTTTACGTTGCACATCCTCTCTTCCAGACGCGTAAGATTAGTCGAACCTCGCATACAAGTTGGCAGATCAGTCTCTACGATCCGGAAGATGGGCCATATATGGACCGTGAAACTGATTCCGCGAATCAGTTAACGGTTACAGTAACGTCAGATATTTCTACTTTACGGACTGAGGTTGATACTTTCGCAGCGGGTGATGTAAATAAGATCGTTACATTCCAATGGCACGGGGTTTGGAAACCTGCGAAGATTGTTGCTTATTTGGATACTAAACAAGTCCAGGTAAAAGAACTCGAATTTAAGGAATCGAACCCCGGAGCACTTACCAATACAGAACAACACGATTACGGGCAAGGTAACTTGTTCTATATGGTCTGCGACCATTCCGGATTCTTTGACCGCACATTTAATAATCGTTACGTCCAACTCAATAGTCCGATCTCTTCGGCGTATCTTAAGTATTTCAAGTGCCAGTATTACAATGATGCTACACACTTGTGTTTAGGTGGCGCGGCGTTAGTCGATAACATACTTCTAAATGATCGTGTTATTCGCTTATCAGATCGACAAGTCACTTTAACGATTAAGGCCCCGGCAGATTTATTCATGGCGACGGATGTAGGTCGTTGGATTCGCCTCAATTTCGCAGATTCTTGGGTCCCGGCAAAGATTACAGTGTTCACTTCAACTACTCAAGTTACTGCAACTTCCAAGGTATCGATCCCAACTGATGAAACCAACGGCGATATCATCGTAAATTCAGGAATTACCGATACTTACCGTTTGGGTGCATGGTCCGAGACTACTGGATGGCCATCACAGATTCAGTTCTACGAACAGCGGCTGTATTTTGCCAATAATTTCGCCCAACCGATTGGAATTTGGGCGTCCGTTGCTGGTGATTATGAGAATATGGCTCCGTCGGACCTCGTATCGAAGGTTCTCGATTCATCCGCACTAACAATTATTGTTGCTTGTAATCAAGCAGACCCGATAATGTGGCTTTGTTCAGGCCCCGTTCTCATGATCGGGACACAGGGTAACGAATTTACACTTAAAGCGAACAATTTGTCTGAAGCGATCACTCCGACCAACTTCATGGCGCCACGACAAACCAGTTTTGGGTCGATAAACCATATTCCAGTGCGTGCGGGAACAACAACCTTGTTCATTCAACGTGCGGGGAACAAGATTCGCGAACTTACCTACAATTTCCAGATAGATCAGTATGAAGCAAAGGACATTACTGTCGTATCTGAGCATATTCTTCGCCAGGGAGGTGGCGCGGTCCTTGCAACATTGCTCGCGGAGCCTGCTAACATAATTTGGGTTCTGCTAGCCAACGGAACCCTGGCCGCGTTGACCTACGAACGGGACCAGGACGTAATTGCCTGGCATCGTCATACTATTCAAGGTGGAACTGTTGAATCTATCGAGTCTGTTCCATCCGTTGATGGTAAAAGCAGCGATCTTTACTTAATTGTTCGTCGCCAGGTTGGTGGAGTTTCAAAACGGTTCATTGAACGATTGGAAGTAGACTTTACCAGCACCGTTCTATCTTCCGCGTTCTTT